GGAAGACTAGCGAATCGGCACTCATTTATAAATTAGGAAGAGATAAAAAAATATCCTCCTAATTCTAATTTAATTATACGCCCTACATTTCCAACCTAATGTTTTGCGGTTTTTTCATTGGTTTTACAAGTAGTTTGTGAAGCTTTTCCCCTAAACCTGACCCCTTAATGACAGAAAGGCCCGTATCGTCGATAAATTGGTCGACGCTTCCGTAAGACGAAGCACTTCCCGCCCCTCCCTTATTCAAGAGTACTGAACCCATGCCTCGACCTTCCATGAGCTTTTTGTGGTGTAGACGACCCGAACACAAGACCTTTGGGTTGGACCTATGCATATAAACTATCTAGAGATTTTATTCGCTAGACTTTAGCTTTTTCTTCAAGTTTCGTAGCTTTAAAGAACCTACCATTAGGCAGTTTAATAAAGTGAGTTGTTTCTGAATATCCGTATCTTTGACAGACCCGTCATTCTTTTTCAACTCTCCCATGAGCCTTGCGTGTTCTCTCGACAAAGTGTCGTACAATTGGTCGAGTGACTGTTCTGTCATTTCTCCGTTCATTTAATTAAGACAAAGATTATTATTTTCTAAAGTTTCCCTTATTTTCCTCCTGAAGCATAGGAGACGAGTTCCTGAAGTCCTAAATCTTTGGTGTCTCGAATCACAAGAACAATTGTCATATTGGGGTCAAGGATGGTAAGGGCTTGGTAATCAATTCCTAAAATCTGAAGACGAATCTCGTTATAAGTTCCACTCAAAAGTTTATTCCAAGCAAACTGGGGGGGCTGTTCGATAATCTGTTCTCCAAAGCCAACCTGTGGCGAAATAGAGTAAATCACGGAAGAAGGAATAGAGTATTTGTTTGAGATATTGCTAATGGAAAGATAAGCCGAAGAGTTTGGTTGTACCTGTGGGGCTACATTCGATAAAAAAGACAGATTTGTACCTACGCCTAAATTCAAAGACGAGATAAAGGGATTCGGTACAGTGAACCCCAAAATCTTATTTAGGTTATTGGGGATGATAATGCTTGGATTAAAGACCGTATCTGGAAATCCGGGAAACGCTAAAGTGCCTCCCGCAAAATCGGCCAAAGGGGTTCTGTAACCAACCCAAGGGGCAAGTGTCCCAAGGAAAGACCCGTCTGGCTGGACCACAAATCCTCCGCTGGCTTGGGTCGGCACGGGAAAAGTATTCATTTGAACCGCATATTGATTTGCGTTAATAAGCCATTCGGCAAAATACACATTTTGCCCGCTGGGACTAATTAAAAACTCTCCTGCTTGAATAAAGGTAAACTGTAGAAATTTATTCAAATCAGAAACCTCATATAGTCCATCCGGTATAATATACGGCGTAGTTGTGTTTACGGCTCCTACTCGCCAAGTGATAGAAAAAGTGTTATTTGCCAAAGGCAAAGCGTTAATGTTTTCCCAAGAGTAATACATAGCGACACTCTGAATAGCAATTTCGTGGTGTGGAAATGAAACCGAGTTCGGGAATCGATAAACAAGAGAACTGTTCTTACCGTCTGGAAAAATGTTGGCTTGATTCAGAATGATAGTAGAAGGCATTATAGTAAAGGAAGATATTTATTTTTGATTTTCTCTCAATATTTTTTTATAGGCTCCCTGACCTCCTACAAAAAAAGGCTCTTGGAACCCGCCACTTACTAAAGTTGTCGTGACTCCTCCTCGCATGACTTTCTCGTAAGCCGATTCCATGTCGGGCTGGGTATGGCTTGGGTAGTTTCCTTTAACGCCTAAATAATAAGCAACCTGATTCCCCCCTGCAATAAAGGGGGGCTGAAATCCCCCGCTAATCATAGGTGTAATTTGGGTATGGTTCATTTCTGAGTGAATCACTTTTGGGTGGTACATACAATAGACAAAGAAAAAATTAAACTCCAAGGGAAAGCATTTCTCGCAAAATTTCATTACCCTGTTGTCTCGGAATGCGTCCCTCTTGAATGAACTTCAAAAGGATAATCTTAAACTCACGGGCTACTTTTTGGGAATCATTCCCCGCAATAATCTCGCCCCTCAAAATATTAAACCTATCCTCTTCTGCCTGTCCTTCGCCTTTCATGTGGGGAATGGCTGGGCTTTCGATATTACTCGATTTACAAATGTGGGACAACTTGCGTTTATCGTCTTGAGACAAACCCTGAATATCCTCGTAGGATGGCAACCCTTTACCGACCAAGGTTCGGACTACTTTGGCAAGTGCTGGGCTTACCTTTTCCGTGCCTAGGCCTTGTATCATGTTCCCGCTTTGGTGGCGTAGGGCGATTACATCCTCGTGATTCAATCGGTGTTTATTGATTAAGTACTTACCAAAAGGGGTATATAGTTTAGGTTTTTCTACGGGTTTATCGATAAGGTGTTTAATGCTTTGCCTATAGGGCTTGTTGAGTCCTTTCCCTTTCATTCTCATACCTGAACCTGTTGGGGGTCGAACTCGCATTGTTTCTATGTCGGATAAAGAATTATCGAACATTTCATTGAGTTGTGCTGTGGTATAAGTGTTAGGATTGAGTGGAGAAGGTGATTTAAATCGTAAAGTTTCTCTTCCTGATTTGGAAGTAAATTTTAGACTAATAAAAGGATAAGTTTCGTATACACTGTTTAAATATTCTGCCTTCCTTGCTTTACTAGCTAAAGCATTCCAATCTGCTCTATCTACAATTTGTACGAATGCAGGGGCTGGTCCTTGCTGTGGTGGTTGGGGTGCGTTAAAATCGGGTGGTTCGGGGGGTCCTCCTCCTCGTTCGGCTGGGGTTGGAACGGCTGGAAAGTCAAAATTTTCGGGTACTTCGGGGGGGTCGGGACCTCGGGGCGGTTCGCCTCCAACAAATCGGGCCATTATATCCTGAATTTCTTGTGCGTGGACCATAGAAGACTCTGGAACGGTGACAAGCTGTTCTAAATCTCCCAAAGCCCCAACCGTGAAATTTCTGTCTCGATTCGAAATACCTACATTAATCTGGCCTACTTGATTGACTAAATCGTCAGTGGTTGGAAAAGTTTCAAAGATTCTATCCAAAAGGTCCTGAACCCTTGCCCGTTGGGGTGCGGGTAAACCATTGACGGCTTGTAGGTCCTCTTCAGAAGGTACAAGAATCTGTTGGCGTCTTACCTGCTCTTTTAGGTCGATTAAATCTAATCTAAACTGACTTTCTGCCCTATTTATCGAAGATTTCAAAACACTCCAAATCTGACCTCGGGGCAACCCATACAAAAGCTGGATATTACTCATGATAATCGCCTCGCCGATATTCTGCTGAAGACCTTGCTGAACTGCGTCGGCTGACTCAAACTTTTCAATCAAACGATTCAGATAAGCAATAAACACAGACGAAGGCAATCCGGTCGCAAATTGCTTTTTCATATCTTCCGAAATAATAGCCCATTTATCCAAAGCAAAACGAACTTGGGGGAAAGATAATTCTGCTACAATCTGAGAAGCAATGACTCCGTCAGTAATGGTCTGAAGCCTTGAACGAAGGGCGACCTTTTGCCCCTCAAAGTCCATGGCTTTCTCGGTAGTACCGCGAGTATCGGGTGGGGGTTGTGGGCTTTGGCCCGTCAATTTGAAGACCTTATTCGCGTCAAGATTGCGTTGGTCGTTGGATGCCTGAAGGCGAAGGCTAGATAGGTATTGTTCCCTATACTTGGCTGAATCGAGTGGATTACGGCATGGCGGGTTCATAGTAATATGAGTAGAGATAATAATGTAAACGAGACAATTTAAAATTTGGGGGGTCTTCCTGCTTCTGTTTCCTCCTTTATCCATGCTTCTTGGTCGGGCGAAAGAATCAACTGCTTTTCGGTGTTGTAATCCTTGACATATACCTTGGATGGGTCAAAATCTTCATTTAGAATATCTTCATTGACAATGGCGTTAAAGTCTGATTCCATTTTATCCTTCCATTCTTCGGGAAGCAAAGCAATATATTCATTCATTAAACGGTTAAACTTATTCTTTTGAGATTGTGGCAAGTCCCAAAACGAAGACAAAGGCGGTTTACCCATTTGTTTCATGATAATAACGGTTAAACGGGTGGCTGATTCCTGTGTGAAGTCTTCTTTCGAGAACATTATAAATTAAGAAGAGATTTTAAAATTAAATTATTTTACTCATTCATGTGTATTACCCCAACGGTAGGCAATGGATACTTTATTCATTTTGAGAGAAGTGGTATTGTCATGCGGTGCAGAAAGCGTACCCTTCGAGAAGCTGAAAAAACCCTTAAATCTATGGCTGAAGATTCCATTGTCGATTTGCCTTCCGTCCGTTTTTACTTCCAACCTGATAAAATACTTATCCTACGAAAGCCTAATCTTACAGACCCCAAGTACAAAGAGCCTTATATATGTTAAGGGAAAAAGGATATAAAGAAATACTAATACCATTAGTAGAGAATGCCTGCCATTGATTACAGTCGAACCGTCATTTACAAGTTTTATTGCCTTGACCCAAGGATTACCATGGGGTTTGTAGCGTCGACCACAAATCTAACCAAACGCAAGGCATACCACAAGGCCCTTTACAAAATCACAAACGACAATCCCGAGAACCCACATTACACAGATATGGTCTACAAAACCATACGCGAAAATGGCGGTTGGGACAATTGGCGGGTTCGAGTCCTTGAAGTGTTTCCATGTGATAATGTAGTCCAACAGTGTACTCGCGAGCGTTATTGGCGGTCACAAGTCGAAACCGAGAACAATCGATAGGTTCCTATTTAATTAAGGGAAAAGCAATATAAGGATTATCTTATACTATTAGATAGAATGCCAAAGAAACCCATTGACTACAGTCGTACAAGCTTTTACCTTTTGGAGTGTAAAGACGAGAATGTTCCCTTCTTCTATGTGGGAAGTTCGACAAGTGTTTCGAGAAAGAAAGCCTATCACAAGGCGTGTAGTTTGGACCCAAATAAGATTGACCCTATTTCACAACAAATCCGTTCTCATGGCGGTTGGGACAACTGGAATTTTGTCATACTTGACGAAGAGAATTGTCAAAGTAAAACCCACCAAATCGTATCGACTACTTATTGGGAATCTGAAATTCGTAAAATCAAAAATAAACCTGACCTATGAATTACGGGCTACGGCTATATCGTAAATGGTTTTATCTTTCTCAATTCCTATAAACTTTCGATTCATATTCTTACATGCTACGCCAGTAGAGCCTGACCCCATTGTAGGGTCAAGCACTATATCACCTTCCTTTGTAAAATACTTAAGGCACCATTCAATCAATGCAGTAGGCTTCTGTGTGGCGTGTTTACCCTTTTCGCTTTTGATTTCGAGTATAGAATGGGGTAAAGGCGGGTCGTAGATAGGGCTTGACCGGTCTTCGTAGTTATAGGTAATGTTTCCACTATAGCACTCTTGGTCGTCGGTTTCTCTCAACACAGTCGAAGGTAAAGGCGGGTCGTATCGAGGTTCTGAGT